GCGACGAGCTGTCCCTGATCAGCCAGGAGTTCTTCGTCCAGCTGCTGGGCCGCATGTCCGTCCCCGGGGCGAAAATCCTCGCCACCACCAACCCGGACAACCCGTCGCACTGGCTGCGCCGCGAATATCTGCTGCGCGCGGGCAAACTCGGGCTGAAGTACTGGCATTTCGTGCTCGACGACAACCCCAGCCTCACCCCGCAGTACCTGTCCGCGATCAAGGCCGAGTTCACCGGGCTGTGGTACCGCAGGTACATCCTTGGCGAGTGGGCCGCCGCCGAAGGCGCCATCTTCGACATGTGGGACCCCGCCGAGCACGTCTTCGACATCTACCCGGTCTCGGTCGTGCTGTGGCCGGCGGCGGGCATCGACTACGGCACGACCAACCCGTTCGCGGCGGTGCTAGTGGGGCTGGGCACCGACAACTGCCTGTATGTGACCGCCGAATGGCGGTGGGACTCGGCGGCGCAGAAACGCCAGCTGACCGACGCGCAATACAGTGAGCATGTCCGGACATGGCTGCAGGGGGCCCGGATACCCCGGACGCGGCTGTGCGGCGTGTCGCCGGACTTCATCGTCGTCGACCCGTCGGCGGCGAGTTTCAAAGCCCAGCTGTACCAGGACGGGATGCCGTCGGTGGACGGCGACAACTCGGTGGTGGACGGCATCAGGGTGCTGTCGACGCTGCTGGCGCAGGGCAGGCTGAAGGTGCATTCATCGTGCCGGGGGCTGATTGAGGAACTGCCGGGGTATGTATGGGATGACCGGTCCCGGATGCTGGGTGAGGACCGCCCACTGAAGCTGAATGACCATTCAGTCGACGCGGCCAGGTACGCGGTTCACACCACCCAGAGCCTGTGGTACCCGAGGATGTCGGCGGAAATGTGACTCACAGGCCCGGTTTCCTGGTTCGCAACCGACCGCACGGGTGCGGGATAATGCAAAGATGAGCGATGCGGAAACGTGGCTGGCTGGCCGTGGTAAGCGGCGTGTGGAAGCTGTCAAGAGTGCCTACGGGATACTCGGTCTCGACTACGGCGAAGGTCACCTCGACGACCTTTATATGCAGGCATACGACAACGCGTTCCGCGATACCTGGGCTCTTATGGAGCAGTGCGCCGCGCAAGAACGCGCAGCCGGCACGGGTGCCTACGATCTCGGCCACCAGGCACTCACCGCGCAAGCCTGGGCGGAAGCCAGTGGAAGGCCGGCTGCGCGTTGAAATGGCGGGGCGCAGGTGACGGTCGCCGCAAGGCACGAGCACGTCCCCATCACCACGTTGCGGGAGGCGGATCATGGATGTAAGCTGCAGTGAGAGCGGGACGCGTATGCCCCTGTCCAGGGGCACGCTGCCCGCCCGCCGGACCGTAGCGCTGGGCCGTGCTACTGTGAGGGCGCGTACCATGACACACGGCAGGCCGCCCTCAACCACCCGGGGCGGCCTGCCGTGTGCCCGGGGCCGGTAATGGCTGAATGCCTGGCGCAGGGCTGCACCAAAGACGCATCGACCAAGGGACGCGGCTGGTGCGACCGGTGCTACCGGGCGTGGCTGGCCTACGGCGACGCCTCCCTTCCTGTCAGCGCCCGCACCATGCTGTCCACCCATCCCCCCGAAGCGTGGGACCTGCGGCCACCGCCGAAACGCAACTACGAAGTGTCGGACATGTGGGTGGCGCGTTACCCGGGCCGGGACCCGATGACAATCGCACAGGTCATGCTGCGGCTGCTGGCCTGCGGTGGCTGCGGGCACCGGCAGCCGTTTCTGCAGCCCACGGTGCCCACGGTGTGCGGCTGCGGGGAAACGAAGCTGTGGCGGCGCGGCAAATGCCGCAAATGCTGGTGGCGTGCCTACAAAGGCCGGGCGCTGTTCTACGACGAGATCATGCCTGATGAGCCGTGCACCTTGTGCGGGGAAGCCGACTGGAAAGCGGCCTGACCGTGCCCGGCCACGCTGAAGGGTGACGCGGCCGGGCACGCAATTCAACTGTGCCGCGACCACAGCCGTATGGCAAGGGGGGAACGTGCCAGCGGATTACCGCACTGAAGCGCTGCGGGACGCGGTCACACTCGCCGCCGCATGCCGCTGCCCCAGCATGTCGCAAAGCCCGCAGGACGCGGTGCTGGCCCTCGCGGATATTTTCTACCGCTGGCTGGCCGCCCCGGTGACCCTCAGCATGGCCGCCGCCCCGGTGACATATGAGCAGGCTGGCGGTCCTGGCGTACCGACCGTTTTCAGGGAAGGAACCACGGTGGCAATCCTCACCGACACTCAGCAAGTGACACTGGCCGTCGAGCCCGAGGACTCCAAGGGTGAGCCCGCGCCGGACACGCTCACCTGGTCGTCGTCCGACACGAACGTGATCACGCTGACCGTCGCCCCGGACACCCTGTCGGCGCTGGCCGTCGCGGGCGCCCCCGGCACCGCCGTGGTCACGGTCACCGACGGGACCCTGTCGGCGACCGACAGCATCGACGTCACCTCCGGCCCCGTCGCCAGCCTTGTGATTACCGAAGGAACACCTGAGCCGCAGCCGTAGCGTCGCGGGCGGTAAGATCGCCCGTCATGCGTGAACACCTCGCCCGCTGGGGGCGCCCGGTCACCCGCTGGTGGGCCGCGCGGTGGGACGTCCCGCCGGAACGAAGATGCGCCTACCGCGCCTGCCCGCGCCGTAACCGGCCCGGGCGCAGCGCCGTCCTGCCGCTGGACGACGGGAACCTGACGTACAGGTTCTGCTCGAAACGGCACATGGCCGCCTGGCACGACGAGAACTTCGGCTAGCATCTGTGATGAGGCGCGCGCTGGCTGTTAAACGGTTCCTTGCTAGGGCACCGGGATGTGGCAGACAGGCGCATGCGGCGCGCGCCTCATCACAGGAACAGGACCCGTTCAAGTTCCGCGCCCGCCGACTCGCGGACCTTCACTTCGCCGCCCGCGTCCAGCGCCGCCGCGACCGTCCCGTACAAGACCAGCGCCCGGTTGACGGCCTCGGTCTTCCCGGCGCCGGTGTATTCCATCGCCAGCCTGAGCGCCTCGGCCGCGCGGTGGTTGAGCACAGCGCTCACCTTGTCGGGGGCCGCCGCTGACGGCCACTCCCCGGCTGCTTCGATCACCCCGGCGACGGCGTCTTCGATCTGCTCAGCGCTCATGCACTGAGCATACCGCCCGAGTGTCAGCCCATTGCCGTCCTTCTCGGTGATGTAGCGGCGGGAGGAACGACGTCGGTCTGCCCGCCGATCAGATCAGCGGTCTCCCACATTCCAGGCAGTTCGCTGATAGACTCGCGGGCCTGGGGTTTGCGCCACGCCCCATGCATGGGCCACAGCCGGTCCCGTGGCTCCAGCAGTTCCCACTGAGGCCAGTAGGACGAGTTCACGGCGATCAGCACAGCGCCTGGCAGCATTTCGGCCTGGATTTTCCGTTCCAGCGGTTCCTCCTGCTGCCGGTGCCGGAACGGGTGGTTGACGTACACGATGCCGTAGTTCTGGTAGCCGCCGAACTCCATCGCGTCCACCTCGAACGTGCGGATCCCCAGTTTGCGGGACTCCGCGATGTACTCGGGAATCCGCTCGATACCATCGGCGAGCATCCCGTAGGCTTCCATGGCGTAGGCGGCTTTGGTGCCGATCCCGGATCCCACCTCAAGGAACGTGAACGGCACCGGCCCGATGCCGCCGCCGGTGGGCCAGATCGCTTCGGCGGCTGAGTCGAGCATCACCGCGAACCTGTCCAGGTCGTAGAACAGGCATGGCCAGTGCACGCCGTCGGTGTAGTCGCCGGGGTCTTTCCAGGCGGCTTCGATGGCTTCAAGCCCGGCGCGGATGTGGTCCCGCTCAGCCTGCGTGATCACTTTTTCACCGCAATCTTCACTGTCCCGGCCTTCCACGCGTCCTCGCACATTTGCTCACCGTAGATGCAGGCTTCGGTCAGGCAGGCATCGCATACGACGATGTAATCAGTCATGACCTTTCTCTCCCAGGCCGGCTCCGCTGTCTCTCTACTCGGGTGCGGGGAAGTCGCATTCGGGGCCGATGAACGGCCGTGCGATGCGGCACAGGATCGTGTGGCGGGGCTGCCTGCAGTGGGGGCGCCAGGCGATGGCGCGGTACGCCTGGATCAGCGCCCTGGTCACGGTGTCACCTCGGCGGCGAATTGTTCCAGTGCTGGCCACAGCCGGTCATTCCGGCCGGGCTCCGGGTCGGCGATGGTGACCTGCCATGCCGAGCAGACCGCCCTTACCGCCGCACGTGAGCACCCGCCGTACTCCCAGCGCAGGTCATGTTTGGACAGTGTGTAACCGAAACTGGTGTACGGCTTGCCGTCGCGCCAGGTGGTAGTGAGCGATCCGTCGTAACTTGTGCGGCGGCGGGGCAGCCGTTTCGGGTTGTGCCAGATGACTTTCAGCCCGGCCCGCGTGGCGGCACTGTCGAGACGCATCGTCGTGTACGCGGACGCGAAGCCTTCGACGGCCGCGCGCTGCATCCATCGCACTCCGTCAAAGCCGGTGCCGTCAAAGCCGGGCTGCGAGCCGTAGGTAAGGAAACCGGCGCGGTTGGCGGCGGCCAGGACCGGGACGAGTTCGAAAGTCTCAGGATCTGGTGGCCCAAGGTAATTAGGGGTTTCGCCGATGGCGCCTTCTAGCCACTGGGCTGTTAGTTCACCTAGGTCGGTCATGTCGCGGGCGGCTGCCCAGCGGTGCCGGTCGCTGCGCCTCATGATGTCACCTCGCCGCTAGCGTGCTTCCTGGCGTAGGCGATCACGTCGCGCAGTGCTTCCCGGTACTGAGGTGTGCAGGTTAGAGCTGTCTGGCCGGGCCGGTAATGCGCCCAGATTCCGTCCCGCAGGTCTTGCGGCAGGGTGTACCAGTGCGGCGGGCACATCAGCATCGACCGTGGGACACCGCGTCCACAGTCAGGCCACGCGCACTCCCGGCCGGTCACGGGGTCACCTCGCCCGTGTCGCCGAATTGGCCTGCTGTCCTAGCCGCATGATGCCTCCCTTGCCGGTGTGGATAAGGGACATGGTACACGATGGATAGCCGCGCGGGAAGCGCGCCTGTCCCGTTAGGGAGCCTCGCCTCCCCTGGCCGAGGGGGGGTGATCAAGCAGGTTATGGCGATCGACGATCGGATGATGAGCCGTTTGCCGGTAGCCGGCCAGCCGTGGCCGCCACCGGAGTTCAACCCGATCACGTACGCCATGCGATTACCCGTATCTGGGACGCATGGTTCAGTGGTGATCCGCAACGGCTGTCGTGGGTGCATTACAACCTTGGCGCGAACAGCCCGGTCGGCCGCAGTTACTTTGCGACGACCGGCGAGCCGGGGCTTCCGGTGCCGCGCCCCGGCCAGTTCAGGGGCGGTTTGCTGGGCAGCATTACCCGGACGTTCTGGGGCCAGCCTGTTTTACCCTAAGTTCCCCCTGGTGAGAAGCGGCAAAAGTACCACGTCCCCCTGGCCGGTGACATCGCGCAAACGTCCGCCGACCTGCTGTTTTCCAAGGCCCCGGTTGTCGAGTCGTCCGACCCCGGCAACCAGAAGGCGTTTTCCCGCCTGATGGAAGACGGCCTGCACTCGACCCTGCTGGAGGCCGGGGAGCTGTGCTCGGCTTTGGGCGGGGTGTTCCTGCGGGTGGTGTGGGACACCGACCTGTCGGACTACCCGTGGATTGATGTGGTGCCCGCCGACGCGGCGGTGCCGCATTTCAGCTACAACCGGCTCGTGGCCGTGACCTTCTGGCGGGTCCTGTACGACAGCGGCCCGGAAGTGGTGCGGCACCTGGAGACGCACATCCCGTCCCAGAACGCGATCATGCATTCGCTGTACAGCGGCGACCAGTCCGACTTGGGGCGGCTGCTGCCGCTGACCGATTTCCCGGAGACGGCGCAGTTCGCGCAGTACGTCACCCAGGGCGGCACGATCGAGTTCCCGGACCAGCCGCTGGACGCTTCGACGGTGGTGTACATCCCCAACCAGCGGCCGAACCGGATCTGGCGGGACCTGGGCCCGCAGGCGCAGCCGCTGGGCCGGTCGGACTATTCGGGTGTCGAAACGCTGATGGACGCCCTCGACGAGGACTTCAGCTCCTGGCAGCGGGACATCATCCTGGCGAAATCGCGGCTGATCGTGCCGCAGCAGTATCTCGATTCGATCGGCCGGGGCAAGGGCGCGGTTTTCGACCCGGACCGCGAGGTGTATTCGCCGATCAACATGCTGACCACTGGTGGCGGCACAAACGATATTCTCGCTAACCAGTTCAAGATCCGGTTTGCTGAGCATCAGGCGACGTGCGGCTGGCTGATTAACCAGATCGTCCGTGGCGCGGGGTACAGCGGCCAGACGTTTGGCGAGTACGACGCGCAGGGGTCGCTGACGGCAACCGAAGTGCAGGCCCGCGAGCGCCGTTCGCTGATTACCCGGGAGAAGAAGGTCCTGTACTGGCGCAAAGAGGTGCGGGACATCATGTACGGGCTGCTGACCGTGCAGTCGGAGGTGTTCGGCGACCGGTCGGTGAGGCCGGAACGGCCGGATGTGACGTTCGTCGAGCCGCTGCCGCCGGATCAGCTTGAGCTGGCGCAGACGGCGCAGGCGATGGCGGTGGCGGACGCGGCGTCGAAAGAGACGCTGGTGCGCACCATTCACCCGGACTGGACCCCGGAAGAAGTGAAGATCGAGACGGACCAGATTTTCGCGGAGCTGGGCACGTCGCTGATCGGGCGGGCGCGGATCACGCTGCCTGCCGGGCAGGCCAGCATCGGCCCCGACGGGGAGGTCGCCGGCCCGCCGTCGCTTTCGGACGACATTCAGGAACTGGCCAAGCCGGTCACGCCGCCCCAAGGTGCGGTGTCGGAGGAAGCCATGGAAGCGGAGCAGGTGTAATGGCCGGATCACCGAAGCTGACTCAGCGTAAAGGCAAGCGGCTCGCGGGCGGTAAGCCGATCGCGAAGGGTGACTTCGCGCTGCCTGGGCAGCGGTACCCGATCGACACGCCGGGCCGGGCGCGGAACGCTCTCGCGCGGGGTGCGCAGAACGCGACACCCGCCGAGCAGGCCACCATCAAGCGGAAGGTCGCGGCGAAGTACCCTGCCATCGCGGTGGGCGGCAAGAAAACCGCCACGAAGAAGGCTGCGGGCAAAAAGGCGCCGTTCGGCGGCAAGAAAGCGGCGCCGTTCACCAGCAAAAAGTCGAAGTAGGAGACCGCTATGGGAATGCCATCAGGCCCGAAGCACGTCCTGGCGGGCATCAACCACCCGTCCCACGCCGCAGACGGCAACTTCAACGTCGGCCCGAACGACGCCACCGAAGATGTGACGAAGCATTTCAGCGGCGCGGGCCGGTTCCCGGGCGGCGGCGCGACCGGCGGCGCGACCCGCACCCCTGGCGACGACAGCCACGCGGTGATCCGCTACCAGAACGACCACGACTGGGACGACGCGCCGATCGCGCCCCGCATGGACGGCGGGAGCCGTGGCCGCTAGGAAGCCACCGAAAGCCGCTGCGGCCCGCAAGGCGGGCAAGCGGCTCACATCCGCCGCCACGGAACCGAAGCCGCTGGCCCAGCGGCGGCAGCAGCCGGACCGCAGGCAGCCGGACTACTACACCGGCGCCGGTTTGCGGTCCAACCTGTCCGCGTCGATCCAGCGGCACTATGCGGGCAGCGACGCCCGTGTCACCGGGGCGCCGGGGTCGCAGGAAAACCTGACCGTGGAGACACTGCCCGCGACACGGCGCAGGCGCCGCAGCGGGGACCGGCGGTACAAGCGGCTGCGGTCCGAAAGCCGTGCCCCGTCGAGCAGCACACCGGGCGCCTATTCGGAAGGCACCGCGTGGCAGCCGTCGGGCGCGCGGTACTGATGCTGGAAAAGCCCGCGCCTGTCAGCAGCGGCGGCTGCTGGGCGCGGGCTCACGTGAAAGGATAGCGGCTCATGGCGCGCAGAGTGCGGCAGCTGAAGAAAAAGGCCGCCCGGGTGCCTGGCAGCAATCCCGCACCGGCCAGGCGCAGTTCACCGGTGACCAAGGACACGATGAAACCCGCCAAGGCGGCCAAGCGTGCCATGGTGGGCCGCCGCCCAGGTCTCGCCGAGCCGGGCCCGACCGGGCAGGGCGCTAAGCCGCGCACCGGCAGCACGTCGCCGCGCGCCGCCGGGACGGTTCCCCGTTCGGCTGCGGCGAATGGTATTTTCGGTTCCGTGGACGCGCGGAACGCGAAGCTGGCGGGGAAACCGACTGGTGGCCCGCAGAACGCGGCCGGCGGCGCGGGCGCGGTGAGAGGGCGGCGCCGTGCCGGCCGCTGACCACGACGCGCGGGTCCGCGCGGACCTGCACGACCTGATCCGTGAAGCATCTCCGCTGGAGAAGATCGGGTTCAATGTGGCCTGGGATCTGCTGCCGATGCAGGTGGGCGGCCAGCCGGAGCCGGTGATGATACCCGCGTGGCGGATCGTGCTGACCAAAGAGCAAGGTTTCGGCCAGCCTGATCTGTTTTCACCGTTTTTCCTGAAGCCAGGCACGGTCGGCGTCCCCGAAGGGCCGTCACGGGCGGCGCTGAAGCAGATCGTCCGGGACGGCATCGCTGACCTGCACACGCAGGAACGCAAGATCCGGGACGACGCGATAGCCAGCGCCAACGGGAAACTGGCGAGGCCCTGATCCCCGCAGAACGCCGCAAAACTCACGGCGACGCGCGGGAAGACCTGGCCTCCGCAGCCGGTACCGCCGTAATGACCATCATGTCCCACGCCGAAAACGGCATCCTCGCCGAACTCGCCGCTGCGGCGCACTCCACCGCCGCTGGCGCCGCCACCCGCCCCAGCGCGCAGCGGGCACTGCGCACCAGGGCGGTGGCCGTGACAGACGGTGCGCTGCGCCGCACCGGCGAAGTCCTGCGGGGTATCGCACGTGGTGTCCGCGCCGCCGCCGAGCGGGCCGTCCTCGACGACCTGCCGCCCGGCCTGGGTGCCCGCGCGGCGGCGGCAGTGCACGGCGTCCCTCTTGCGCGAGAGTGGCGTGGCCTGCCGCTGCTGCTGCGCTCAGCCGCGTACAGCGCTGTCGCTGCCGCCGACGACGAGTTCGCCGCCATCAGCGGCCTGCAGATGGGGGAGCTGCAGGCCGCACTGGACCAGCTCGCCGAAAGCGGACTGCCAGCGGTCACCACCCCGGCGGGCAAAAAGTGGCCGCTGCCCGCGTGGGCGCAGATGTCTGTCCGCACCGCCGCGTCCCGGCTGCACCTGAACCTGTACTTGCAGGCCATGGCACCGCAGGGATATGACCTGGTGGTGGTGTACGGCATGTCCGGGCTGCCGCCGTGTGCCCAGTGCGCGCCGTGGGCGGGTGCGGTGCTGTCGATCAGCGGCGCGGCGCCGAAAGGCACGCAGGTGGCGGCGGTGGACGCTGACGGCGCCAGCCACCAGGCCGGGGTCGCCGGGTCGGTGCCGGACGCTGTCGCTGCCGGGCTGTTTCACCCCAATTGCCGTCACGGGCTGGCCCCGTTCACTGACGGCGCGCGGTTCCTGCCGCTCAGCGGCACCGACCCCCGTTTCGGGACCGCTGCCCCCAGCGATGCCTACCGCCACGAGCAGGAGATCCGCCGCGTGGAACGGGCGATACGGCTGGCGCACCGGCTCCGCGCGGTCGCGGTCACCCCGCAGGCTCGCGGCGACGCCCAGCGCGGCCTGGCCGAGCTGGCCAGGCATCTGAACCTGCTGCACGCCTGACCTGCCCGCCTGGAGCGGGCCTTACCATATACCGCCCCTGGAGGGCTCGCGTCATGTCCGAAACCGTTACGGAACCAGCGCCTGAAGCGCCGGAATCCGCACCAGAACCGCCACCTGAGCCGCAGCTTCCGCAGACGGACCAGGCTGAGCCGCAGCACGAGCCCGCCCCGCAGGCAGCGAGTGTCGAGGAGCTGCCCGCGTGGGCGCAGAAACTGCTCCGCGACACCCGCAGCGACGCGGCGAAGTACCGCACCTCTGCGAAAGAGCTTCAGGACAGGTTTGAGCAGGCCGAGAAGGCCCGCGAGCAGCAGATGGCCGGGATCGCCAAGGCGCTCGGCCTGGCACCGGATGAGGCGACGCCCGAGCAGATCGCGGCCGAGCGGGACGCCGAGAAAGCGAGAGCTGACGGGGAACGGCAACGTGCCCGGCAGGCGGCAGTGGAACTGGCCACCTACCGGGCAGCGGCCACCATGGGCGCGGACGGCAACGCGCTCCTGGATTCCCGCAGTTTCGTCAGCGCCATCGAGGGGCTGGACCCTTCGGCGGATGACTTCGCCCAGCGGGTCAAAGACGCCATCACCGAAGCGCTGGAAACGCACCCGGAGTGGAAGGCAGCCCCATCCGCCCGCCCGGAGCCGCCGACTACTGTGCCTGCGAAGCTGGAGCCGACGATCCCCCGGGCCAACGGCGAGTTCTCGTCGAACCCGGAGCGTATCGAGGGGCAATGGACCGACGATGACGTGGCCAGGGCGCGCCCTGAAGAAGTAGTCGAGGCGATGCGCAAGGGGCTGCTCCGCAGTCTCGGCGCGGGCACTGGCCACGGCCGGGACCGGCGCGCCAACGCACGCTAGCTCAAGCGAAGACGGCACGCACCACCAGGCGTGGTGGCCGAGATAAATCACTCAGCCATTTTCTACGCCATTTAAAGGTGGTGACTAACGCCAATGTCCGTATTGGCATTCAAGCCCGAAATTTGGTCCAAGGTTATCCTTGCGGCCTTGCAGAAGAACCTTGTTTTCGGCGGTCCTGGCATTGCAAACGCCGATTATGAGGGCGAAATATCAGGTCCTGGAAATGTGGTCCACATCACCCAGTTCGGCGACCCGACCATCACCACCTACACCCCCGGCGCGACCCTGACCTACCAGGCGCTGTCCGACGCCGGGCTCGACCTGAACATCGACCAGGCCAAGTCGTTCAGCTTCTCCGTCGACGACGTGGACCGCAGGCAAGCCGCCGGGGACATGCAGTCCTACCTGGAAGAACGTGCTTCCTACAAGCTCGCCGACGTCGCGGACCAGTACATCGCCGGCCTGTACACCGGGGTTTCGTCGACCAACATCGTCGCCAGCAGCGGCACCTCGTCGCTCACCGGCACAGCGAACGCGATCTTCCCGCAGGTGTACTCCTCGACAACCCCGGCGGACTTCTACCAGAAGGTGCTGCTGCCGCTGAAGGTGCTGCTCACCCAGTCCAACATCCCCATGGCGGGCCGGTACGTCGTCGTGCCCCCATGGGC